CGCGGCGGCGGTTGGAAAGGCCCAGACAACCGGGTGAAGAAATGAGCAAGGGCGGCCTCGGCAAATGGTTCGGGGAGAAGTGGGTCGACGTGAAGACCGGCAAGCCCTGCGGCCGTTCCGGGTCTGAGAAGTCCAGTCGCTCGTACCCAGCCTGCAGACCGCAGAAAGCAGCAAGCAAGATGACTGCTGCGGAGAAACGTAGTATGTCTACCAAGAAGACCGGACCAGAGCGAAAGAGCTGGCCAGTAAAACCCTCAGGGAAAAGGACCAAAAAATGACACAGCGTTGGCTCAAGCACGCAGACGATGGGTACATCTTCGGGTGGACCCCAGACCTGTCACGGAACCCCAAGCTCTTTGAAGTCACCGAGGAAGAAGCGTTCCCCGAGCGTTCGGTACCTAAGGAGCTCGTCAAGAAGACACGCGCTAAGCGCGCAACGGGTCTTGATATTTCGACAGATGACATCCCGGAAGAACCGAAGTATACTTCGTCCGAGATAGAAGCCGACGCGTCAAGGGACCTGCCTGAATGACAGTTGCTGAGGTCATAACCGAAGTCCGCACGCTGGTGCAGGATACTCGCGCGCCGTATCGGTACTCCGATGCGGTGCTGCTGCGTTTCCTCAATCAGACCGTACGACGGATGGCCACGATTCGGCCAGACTTGTTCACTGTGATCGGGGAAATCCCGACTGTCGCTGGCACTGTGATACAGCGCATACCTACCACTGCTATTCGCCTTGTAGAAATCTACAACGTGCAGGGCGGCGGGGTAATCACCGAGGTGAACAAGGACGCACTCGACCAGACAGCCCCGATGTGGCGCTCGTCGTCCGCGGGGGTACCTGTGAACTACGTTCGGCATGTCCGGAACCCCGGTCTGTTCTTCCTGTACCCGGCGCCCCAGAGCGGCACCGTTCTGGTTGCCGAGTATTCTGAGACACCTGCGCCGTATGCGTTGGGGGACACGATCACTGTGCCCGGCGATGCGTACATGCCGACGCTTATAAACGGCATCGTGTACCTGACCCAGTCGATTGACGACGAGCACGTGAACTCTGGGCGGGCGAAACTTTTCAACGATGCGTTCGTCCAAGACCTCATCGCTGACATGAAAACCCAGCAGCTGACTGACACAGACGCGGGCAGCCTAGACCCGAAACAGGTGGTGTAATGGCAGATCGCGCGTTCAGCTCACTCATCCCGCGGATTAACTCCAGTGTACCGGGGTGCCCGCAGCCGCTCATGGAGCAGGCGATCCGCAACACTGCGATCCGGTCTTGCGAGCGCACGCTGTTCTGGCGGCACGCTGAGCCTACGGCAATCGTGAGCCCGGGTGTGCACGAGTACTTTTACCGTAAGCCACAGAACACCGACGTCCATGTTGTGTTCGAAGCAACCATCAATGACAGCCCGCTGGAGCGGCTGACACTGGAGCAAGCCCTGCACAAATACCCGCAGTGGGCCGACCTGTACGCAGGTGTGCCGTACGAGGAGCTATGGGCTGGCTCAGGAGCGCTCAACGAGGCGGGTTACAACGAGCAGGGCCTCAACGCTGGGGCGGTGTTCCAGATGCCTGAGGCGGCACTGGATGGGGCGTCAGAGCCACGTGCAATGACGCAGCTAACTCCAGACCAGTACATCCTGCTACCCCTTCCGGACGACGACGATACGTACCGGCTGCGGCTGGTGTACGCTCTGAAGCCAAAGCGAACTGCCGACGGTATGCCACAATATCTATTTGATGAGATCGAAGACGTATTGTTCCATGGTGCTTTGCAGGAACTTCTGGTATTACCAAACGAAGCGTGGGGTGACCGAGAGCTGGCCTCCTACCACGCCAAGCAGTACCTTTCACACGTGACAGAGCGCAGGGCACGTGCTAATTTGGGCAACATGCGTGGGACTATGGCAGTTCAGATGCGGCCCTTCGTATGATGACGGAGTCTGTTAATGGCGGTTAAACTGAAGAACAACGCGCGCGGGTTTCTCGCTGTCGCTATCACCGACACGGACACGCAGGTCACACTGGCTGCGGGTACTGGTGCTGCGTTCCCTGTGCTGAGCGCGGGCGAAAGTTTCTTTACCACCATCGTGGCAACAGATAATACCTTTGAGATCGTGGACGTTACAGCGCGGGCCGGCGATGTGCTGACTGTTGTGCGCGGCGCCGAGGAGACGATCCCGCAAGCGTTTGGCCCGGGCAGCCTTGTCGAGCTGCGCGTGACCGTGGGAAACCTGACTAGCACAACCGCGTTGTTCCGTGAGCATCGCCCCGGTGATGCCCCTGATTATTTTACCCTGACGGGCGGCGCGCTCGCCACCGGCCTGAACGGAAAAGTCTACCGGTTCGCTGGTATGGGGACTGCGTACATGCAGTACTCTGTCCCGCTTGAGCTCGGCCAGACGTACACACTACGCCTCGGGTATCAACGGTTCACGGACAGCGGCGATCCTGCTAACGACGGCCTTACCGCGGGTATCGACTGGTACAACGGCTTCAACAACAAGATCGGCGAGACGGTTGTCCATTCAGACAACACGTTGCTGGTAAGCTCGCTACGGCGAGAGTTCTCGTATTCGCTCGGGTTTCCGGGTGGCGAAGTTTACGACGTTTACATTCCGCAGTCCGCGCGCTACGGCATCGCGTGGTATAGGTCCTACGGGGCCGGCCACGAGACAGACCTAGATACGCTGAGCTTGGCGCCGACGGCGCTACCTACGCCGCTGGTTGTCTCAGCGGATGAAATCGTAATCCCTTCCGATTTCCAGTGGCCTGCAGGTATGATCCCTGCTGGGGCTGGCGTTGCTGATTCGTACACTGTAGAGCGCACTTTCTACGTGACGATGGGCGGCAGCGATGCAAACACGGGGACTAGCCTCGGCGCCTCATTGGCGACTATTGGCGCGGCGCTTGCAAAAGCCGCGGCGCTCGAAGTCCCGTGTGGTGTGATTGTTTACCCCGGTGAGTATACGGTTCAGCCGGACACAGAAGTCCCTGTGAACTGCCTGCTGTACGGGTACGACCTACGTGCAACGAAGCTGTCGCTGCCCAATGGTTTGGCACAGAACAATATGTTCAGGCTGGACAGCGGCTCCAAAGTCCGCGGGTTTACGTTTACCGGATTGCAGCATGACTCAGCGCCAGACTACGTGAACGAAGACTCCGGCCTCGCAGCAGTTGCTGAGCTGGAGTACTTTACCGTTGGGGCAACGCTGTACCGGAAAGTAAACAGCGTGGCCACGCAGCCCGAGTACGACTACCCACCCACGAAAGGCTTTGCGTTTGTGTTTAAGCCCGGTGCGGTCATCATCCGTTCACCGTACATCTCTGACTGCTCTATGCTGCACAACTTCACGCAGGACCAGCTGACGCTGCCTATCGACCGTGCAGCGGGTAACCCGCTCATGCCGCGCGGCGGCGGTAACCTGCTGGCCGACGGCTCTGTGCTTGCGCCTTCCTCGCCGCTACGGTCCGTGGTGGTCGACAGCTTTACAGGGATCAACCCGAACGGCTACGCCTACCTGATTAAACGCAACGCGTTTGTGCAGCTTGTGTCGGTGTTCACGAACTGGAGCCGCTACGGCCTGTGGTGTCTCGATGGCGGGCAGGTTACGGTCGCCAACTCCAACAACACCTTCGGGGACTACGCGCTTGTGGCGACTGGGTTCCGCAACACGATCCGCATCCCTGACCCTGTCGGGCAGCCGCGCGGCGTCTACGTTGCAACAGCAGACGCAATCCTTGAGCAACAGGCTACGATCATCGAGGAGATGTATGTGCTCCTCGCGGATGAGTTTGTTGTGGTCCAGAACTTCAGCGTTGAGAACGAGGCGCTGACGCGCCGGGATGCAGCCACGCTCCTCAAGCAGCTGTCGGACGACTTCCGGTCTGGGCAAGACCGCGGGGCGCAGTTCTTTGTGAAGGGCCTGTTCAACTGGAACGCTGAGTACCACTTCGACGCTGGGCTCCTCCCAATATTCCTGCGCAGCTGGGAGATCATCCAAGCACGAATCCTCGCACGCTGTGCTCTGACCTCTCCGGCTGAGGACATGCTGGACTCGCTGATTACGCTCATCAAGACCAATGTCGAGACGCCACCTACACTGGGGTTCCCGTCTGTGGTCGAAGCAACTGGGCAACAGTTCAGCTACGTCGGCTCGGGGGTGAACTACAACTCGCTGCCGTTCTCCCAGCGTGGCACGGGTGAGGCTGTCGACCCAGCCTTTGCGAACCTTAAACTGGAAGGCGGCCGGATATACGCCACGTTCTCGACTGAGCTCGGGGACACCTACCTCGGGGATGACTTGCGGGTAGACTTCGAACGCGGCACTGTCGATGGGCAGGCGTTTTCACGTGGCGTGCAGAACATTACTCTGCCGCTTATCCAAGCATTAGGAGCCTGACATGCCTACGATTACAACCCCCCGCCCACCGCTCAACCTATTTAACGTAGCCCGCGTCGTTATCCCGTCGTTCTACACGACGGTCTTGGAGACGCCGGACTACCTAATCCCTGCGGTTGGCCCCAACCCTGAGCGTACTATCGAGGCCGTAGCGCTGCTGACCTCGCTGATGGTTACCAACAACGCAACAGAGACACTGCAGCTGTCGGCGCGGATCGTGGACGCAGACGGCGTTGAGTTTTTGATCCTGAACCGGATGGACATCCCGCCGAACGATTTTGCCGTCATTGAGCTTGGCAAGCAGAACCTGCGCAGTGGGGAGCGCTTGGACCTCAAGACCGAGAACTTTCAAGGCGCAATCGCCAATCTGTCCTATGTCCTCAACCAACGCGAAGAATACACGGTGATTACATGAGCAGCGTAAAGTTTGCATCCGGGCGCGAGCGCGCCGTCGGCCGGTCCTTGGTCTACACCACGCCTATCGAGCTGGACCCTTTGGCGTACAAGGGCGCAGTGGTTGCGGGTGAGGACAACCTCATGCACTATTCTGTTGGCGACCGCTGGGTCGGTGTTGCTCCTGTGCTGTCGACCCTCATTGACGCGGGCAACGCCGAGACGGACTACACCGGTGGTGCAAAGATTGACCTTGGGAGCGCCCAGACATGAGCAACACGATCAGTGCATCTGTATTCCAGCTGTCCTTCAGGGGCGACACGCTCGCCCGCTGGACCTCGTTCAACCCGGTCCTCGCGGACCGTGAGTTTGTGCTAGAGACAGACACTGGTCAGTTCAAAGTCGGCGACGGCACGACAGCGTATCTCAGCCTGCCATATGGCGGGATCGTTGGCCCGACCGGCCCGCAGGGCACGTCGATCGTATTTAAGGGTTCTGTAGCAACCTTTGCCGATCTCCCGGCGACGGGGAACGAGGTGAACGATGCGTACCTCGTTGAAGCAGACGGCAACCTGTATATTTGGGATGGTGTGTAATGGCTTGGATCAATGCAGGTAGTGTAAGCGTCGGCCCAACCGGACCCGAAGGGCCACAAGGCACGCAAGGTATTGACGGTGTGGATGGTATCGCGGGGCCCACGGGGCCCACTGGTGCTGACGGACTCCCCGGTGGCCCGACCGGCCCTATTGGTGTCGCAGGCCCTACCGGCCCTACCGGCCCCGCTGGTGTTGACGGTTCCGAGGGCACGACTGGCCCTACCGGCCCACAAGGTGCTGACTCCACAATCGCCGGGCCTGTCGGCCCTACCGGTGCAGTGGGCCCCACAGGCGCTACAGGCGCGGACTCCACTGTAGTCGGCCCGACCGGTGATGTTGGACCGACTGGCCCTACTGGTGCAGACTCCACTGTAGTCGGTCCGACTGGCCCAAGCGGCTCCGGCCCTACTGGCCCTACTGGCCCTACTGGTGCAGACTCCACTGTAGTCGGCCCAACAGGTGCTACCGGCGATACCGGCGATACTGGCCCTACAGGTGCGGACTCTACAGTCGTAGGCCCCACAGGGCCAACAGGTGAGGTCGGCCCGACAGGCGCTGACTCTACGGTTGCAGGTCCTACCGGACCGACCGGACCAACAGGCGCGACGGGAGACACTGGTGCTGACTCTACAGTAGCGGGCCCAACAGGCCCGACCGGTCCGCAAGGTATTGACGGTACCGAGGGTACGACTGGCCCCACTGGTCCGCAGGGTATTCAGGGCGATCCCGGTACGATTGGACCCACAGGCCCGACAGGCCCGCAGGGTGATGAGTCTACAGTCGCTGGCCCAACAGGTCCTACGGGTCCGCAAGGCGACACCGGTCCTACCGGGTCGGATGCGACTGTCCCTGACCCATTGCTGCGGGTGAACTACCACGAGACTGTGGGGACTATCACGGGCTCGACAGTCAATCTTGCCACAGGGAACGTGTTTTCACACACCGTCTCTGCAAATACTGCATACGCTTTCAGCAACTCGCCCACCACAGGCACAGCCTATGGCTTTACGCTCAAGGTTACGGTGTCAGGGATAAGGACAATCACATGGCCTCCTTCGGTTGACTGGCCCGGCGGAACAGCCCCTACGGCTCCTGCAAGCGGTGAAACAGCTGTGTATGTATTCTATACGCAGAGCGGGGGGGCGTTTTGGTATGGCTTTGTCGCTGGGGATGCGATGGCATGAGTGGCATAGCGCGTAAATTAGCGGGGGTTACAAAAGGGAAAGTAAGCCCCAGACTTATTGTTATCCCCACGGGCACCTCACCCTTCATACATATGTACAAGTGGACGTACAGTGGGGGCCTTACCACTAAGTTTGCAAACCCCACCCAGCTACCAACATCTGGTGCTGGGAACGAGGCTTCGTGGAACGCTGACGGTACGCGCGTAGTGTGGGCGGGGAGCGGTAGCAGCTCGCAAGTTGTTGTGTATAACATGATCCCCACCGGTTTTAGTACTAGGCGCGCCGTTGCTACTGTAGCGGGTAATGCAAATGCTGCTCGATACTCGCCCGGGGGCTCTTACGTTGTAGGGCACAATACGACGCCGTTCATATCCGCGTATAGGGATAACAACACTAAGTTCTCAAACCCGGCGGTGCTCCCCATCGGCCTGGGGCACCGGGTGGCTTTTTCCCCTTCTGGAAACGCAGTTGCTCTACAGGGGGCCGGTCGCGGGGATGTCTATGCTTGGTCAGACACTACGGGGTTTGGTACTCGGTACGCAAACCCTGCGAACCGCCCGCAAGTAGGTCATGGTGTAGACTTCCACCCGCTCGGCAATGCAATAGTTTTTTCTTCTACCTCCAGCTCCATATCTACCATCGCCGCGTATGCTTGGTCTGATGCTACGGGGTTTGGGGCTAAATTTGCTAACCCGGTAGGTATACCTGTGGGTTTTCATTTTGCCCGCAGTGTACGTTTTCATCCAGATGGGGACGCTGTAGGGTGGGCTATTAGCCTCTCCCCATTCATGCTTGCTTATCGCTGGACTGCTTCGGGTTGGGGGACTAAGTACGCTGACCCCGTGGGTTCTTTCCCATCTACGGCGCTGGGTTTTACTTTTGCGCCAACAGGCGACGCAGCTTTTTTATGTGGGCCACATCCGGGGGTAAAGATGTGGCAGTGGAGCTCTGCAACTGGGTTTATCGGTAGCGCGTTTAACCCGGGCACTGTAATTAACAACGCGGGGGTCCCCGGGGCTATATAGACCCGCACCAAAATAAGGAGAGTAATATGGACATGCAAGATTTGTTGGTACAAGCACACACAGCCCGCGAAGACGAGGTAGCGCTGTACCAACTAAACGTCACAAATTTCCAACTGGCTATAGATTATATTGACAGTGGGAGCGCTGATGACCAAGAGTATCTAAGCGAATTTCGTGCTGAGTTGGTTGAGCGCCTTGCTGCTGAGCTGCAACAGAAAAGGCGCGCTGAAGTCATGTTAGTTGTTTTACAGTCGCAGTTGGAGACTAGCTGATGTACGTCCTCGCCCCCAACCAAAGCATCGAACAATACCCTTACTCAGTAGGAGAGTTGCGGAGAGCAAACCCCAACACTAGCTTCCCTAGCTTTCCGGCGGATGAGCTGTTGGCTGAATGGGGTGTTTACCCTGTAGTGCCTACGCCTGAACCAGTACTTGATATCACAAAGAGCCGGGTTGAAGGCGACCTTGTACTTGTCGAGGGGCAGTGGACCCAAGTATGGATTACCCTAGACGCTTCGCCGGAAGACATAGCTCTGCGGAGAGAGCAGGCACTTGAGGCGGCTATATCTTGCCGCGCGCACGCGTATACTACTGAAGCCGACCCGCTGTTCTTCAAAGCCCAGCGGGGCGAGGCAACAATAGAGGAGTGGGAAGCTAAGGTCCAAGAGATACGCGACCGCTTTCCTTACCCAGAGAGTGACATATGAAAATCTGCGTATACGCCATCAGCAAGAACGAAGCCTCGTTCGTCGAACAGTTCTGTGAGTCCGCACAAGATGCGGACCTGATCCTTATTGCCGACACCGGCAGCACCGACGAGACCGTCGAGCTCGCCCGCGCGTGCGGCGCGACCGTGCCTGAAATCTGCATCACCCCGTGGCGGTTTGACAAAGCCCGTGACGCAGCGCTTGCGCTGATCCCCCGCGACATCGACGTGTGTATCAGCCTTGACCTTGACGAGCGGCTGGAACCCGGCTGGCGTGAGGAGATCGAGCGCGTATGGAAGATGGATGAGACCACCCGGCTGCGTTACAAGTTCGACTGGGGCGCAGGCATCGAGTTTTTCTATGAGAAAATCCATGCGCGCCACGGCTATCACTGGCATCACCCGTGCCACGAGTACCCACGTCCGGACGCCCGGATCAAAGAGGTTTACGCTCACACCGACAAGCTGTTGGTAAGCCACCACCCTGACCCGACCAAGAGCCGCGGTCAGTACCTCGACCTGCTGGAGCTGTCGGTCAAAGAGGACCCGAGCTGCCCCCGCAATGCGTTCTATTACGCCCGCGAGCTGACGTTCAGCCGCCAGTGGATCGACGCCATTGTGGCGCTGCATAAGTACCTTGAGAACCCCAACGCAAACTGGGCGAACGAGCGGTGCTATGCCATGCGCGTCATGGCGCAAGCCTATGAGGCACTGGGCGACAAAGCACAAGCGCAAGTCTGGCTGGACAAGGCGACCAAGGAAGCCCCGGGCACCCGCGAGCCGTGGGTCGAGCTGGCCGACATCGCCCGCAAAACAGAACAGTGGCAGCTTAGCTACGACTGTGCTAAACAGGCGCTGACGATCAAGGACAAAGCCTTGGTCTATACGATGGACCCGAGTGTCTGGGGGGCAAAGCCGCATGATCTACTTGCGCTGGCAGCCTACCACCTTGGGGAGCAAGAGGAAGCCGTCGAGCACGGCACGCTCGCAGTGGACCTTGAACCCGGCGACGAGCGGTTGAAGCGTAACTTGGAGTTCTACTCCCTCGATAAGGCGGCCTGAGAATGACCATCACCCCATCCTCCACGATTGGCTTCGCGCTGCGCGGTGACACGCTCGGCCGTTGGACTGAGTTTAACCCGGTTCTTGCGGACCGGGAGATTGTCCTTGAGACAGACACGAACCAGTTTAAAATCGGGGATGGGGTGAACGCGTATCTCAGCCTGCCATATGGCGGGATCGTTGGCCCCGTTGGCGACACAGGCCTTACTGGCCTCACAGGCGACACGGGCGCGACTGGTCCGCAAGGTATCCAAGGTGTGCAAGGCGTGCAGGGTATCCAAGGTCCGACCGGTCCGCAGGGCCTCACAGGCAACACAGGCGCTGACTCTACGGTTGCTGGCCCTACCGGCCCGCAGGGTGCGCAGGGTGCGCAGGGTATTTCAATCACGTTCAGGGGCGAAGTCGCTACTGTCGGAGATTTGCCCGGCGATGCTGAAATAAACGATGCGTACGTCGTTGTTGCTGATAGCAACCTGTATGTCTGGAGCGGTTCGGAGTGGGCCAACGTCGGGCTGATCCTAGGCCCGCAAGGGCCGACTGGTGCGCAGGGTGCTGACTCCACGGTGCAAGGCCCCGTCGGCCCCACTGGCCCGCAGGGTATACAAGGGCTGCAAGGCGACACTGGCGTCCAAGGTATCCAAGGTATTCAGGGCGTCACGGGCCCGACAGGCGCACAAGGCGACACAGGCGCTGCGGGCCTAGACGGGTCTACCGGCCCGACGGGTGCTACTGGTCCGACAGGCGCAGACTCTACAGTGCAAGGGCCGACAGGCCCGCAAGGTGATTTTGGCCCAACAGGTCCGACTGGATCGGTAGGCCCGACAGGCACACAAGGGCCGCAGGGTACGTCCATCACCTTTAAGGGTGAAGTCGCCACGGTCGGAGACCTGCCTGCTGCTGGTAACGAGGTGAACGACGCGTATGTCGTCACTGCCGACGGCGACCTGTATGTATGGGACGGCGCGGCGTGGGATAACGTCGGTCAGATCGTAGGCCCGCAGGGCCCCACTGGTCCGCAAGGCACCGCTGGTGTCAACGGCGCAGTAGGCAGCACTGGTCCGACAGGCCCGCAAGGCACGGAGTCGACAGTCGCAGGCCCAACGGGCCCGACGGGTACGCCCGGCCTTAAAGGTCCGACAGGCGCTCCGGGGGCGACAGGCCCAGCGGGGCTCAACGGTATTACTGGTAACGCGGGCTTGATTGGGCCGACCGGCCCGACAGGCACGCAGGGTATCCAAGGTATTCAGGGTATCCAAGGTATTCAGGGCACCGCAGGGACAACTGGGTCAACGGGTTCGACCGGCCCGACCGGTACGCAGGGCCCCCGTGGTATTCAGGGCCTTGGAGGCCCGACTGGTGCGCAGGGTGCGCAGGGTACATCTATTAACTTCGTAGGCGAAGTGGCCACCGTTGGCGACTTACCACCTACTGGTAACTCAGTAAACGATGCTATCATCGTGCAGGCCGACGGCGACCTTTACGTTTGGGACGGCACAGCGTGGATCAATGCAGGGTCCATTGTCGGCCCGCAGGGCCCCACTGGTCCGCAGGGCGACGCGTCGACAGTCGCAGGTCCTACCGGCCCTACGGGTCCGCAAGGTGTTGACGGTACAGTCGGCACGGTCGGCCCGACAGGCCCGCAGGGTATTCAAGGCACAGCAGGAACGCTGGGCGCGGCTGGTCCAACTGGCCCGCAGGGTATTCAGGGTGTGCTTGGTAACGCCGGACCCACTGGCCCGACAGGTATTCAAGGCGCGACTGGTACAGGTGCCACTGGCCCAACTGGCCCGCAAGGTGTCCAAGGTGTGACTGGCCCCGAAGGCGGCGGTCCGACAGGTCCGTCTGGCCCCACTGGTTCGCAAGGCCCGCAGGGTGCTGATGGTAACGGCTCGACTGGTCCGACTGGTCCGCAAGGGGTAACCGGCCCCGGCGCTCTAGGCCCGACGGGGCCGACTGGACCGAGTGGCTTGAACGGCACAGGGACAACTGGCCCAACTGGCCCGCAGGGTCCACAGGGTGCGCAAGGCACAGGGACAACTGGCCCAACTGGCCCGCAGGGTCCCACAGCCAGCACAGCCAGTGTTATGGCGGTGATCGCTGATGCTAATATAGGTTCTGTCGGGTCTTACATTCTTGCGGCGGACCTAACTTGGACTAGCGGAGTAAGAGATGGTGGGTCAACGATTTCGGGTTCAAATCTGAGGCCAACTGGTTTCTCACGGGTAGACGAAGATTATAGCGGGTCATCCGGTAAAACTGGCCTTGGTTCCGGGGGGCCGCTAGCAGGGACATGGAAGCTGATGGGTTTTTTAAAAATGAATAGCGGGTATGGAAGATATGAGTACACTGGCGCAATGTACCTGAGGATTTCATAATGACAAACTACCGCAACGCAAAATGCCTCCACAATAGCGGTTGGATTGATTGTGAAATTGAGCATCCACACTACGGCTGGATACCTTACACGCTAGACCCTGCCGACACTGACAATACTGTCAGTAATGACAACCTGCTGGCCGCTATGGCGGCAAATGGGGATGTCGCGCCATACGTCGCGCCTACTCAAGCTGAGCTAGACGCAACACTGTCTGTGCAGCTTCGTGAGGAGCGTGACGCCCTGCTGTCGGGGGTGGACGCCATTGCGGGCAATGCCCTTCGCTGGGCAGATATTAATGCTAACGCGCAGGCAGCTTGGGGTGTTTACCGGCAAGCCCTTCTTGGTGTACCCCAGCAGACTGGCTTCCCCAATGAAGTCGTTTGGCCGGCCGTGCCTTCATTTTAACCTTATAACCCCAAAGGAGTAATGACTTGCAGGTTCTACCTAAATATGCGGGTGTTGCGGAACTGGAGAAGAAGTGATGACCCTCTTTGACGCAACACGCCACCTGCACCACGCTTGCGAGGAGCACCCGCTTGGGCAGGCGATGATACAAGCCACGATCACATCGCAGCAGTGGTGTGACTGGCT